AGTCCAGTCCAGTCTTTAATTCGTATCAACGAACTACAATTATATTTATAGTCTATTTTAAACTAAATGTCAACCCTTTTTTTGAAATAATTTTAGATCATCTTTTTTCATAAGAGAACAATCCCAGCGACCATTCACTACGCCTTTATTCAACTCTTTAGCATTTTCTTTACAGGTTTTATATGCACCTGGTTGAAGTTGGTAAACATCAATAACTTTTGGTGGTTCACCAAAAGCAATAAACACGAGAACAATTAATGATTTCATTTTAATCTCCGACTTCGACTTGATCCTTGACTTGATCCCAGACTTGATCCCTGACTTGATCCTTGACTTGATCCCAGACTTGAAACCAGACTTGATGCCAGACTTCATCCCAGACTTGACCCATGACTTGACCCTTGACTTGAACCCAGACTTGACCCTCGACTTGATCCCAGACTTGTTTTCTAACTGATTTCAGCATTTACTTGATCCCAGACTTGATACCAGACTTGATCCCTGACTTGACCACTGACTTGACCACTAACTTGAACCCAGACTTGACCCCTGACTTGATCCCTGACTTGACCCCAGACTTGATGCCAGGCTTGATCCTTGACTTGATTTCTAACTGATTTCAGCATTGAACGATAAGGGAGGAGATTTCTCCCCTCCCCTCCATTATTAAGTACGGACTTCCAACTTTCGCAGTGTATCGCCATCCAAGTCATAGGTCCATGCGTTGGCACCAAGAGCGGTTGTCATATCAGGTGGAACAGGCAAAGCAAACTCACGACCAGTTCCACAGATGACCTTGAGAAACCTCTCACGACCAACATCGGGGATGGTAACCTCGACAAGAGTACCAATCATTGGATCATCATCAACATCAATCGTCTTAGCATCAAGTTCACGGAGAACCTGCGCCCAACCAACGATCTCACAAGCAGCACGACGTTGTTCGATGTTTTCCCAGGTAAGAGCAGTCTTAGCACTCAGTTCGCTCTTATTGGTAATCCATTCAGCAGGAACACGAACACCATGCCACATATAGACGCCAGTGCCGTCACGATATTTGATTGCAGCATCAGTTTCGCTGTGGACACGATCCTGATCATCAAATAGAATGTGCTCTGGTCGATCTTGAATAACAACCACATCCTCATACACACTTGCCCAACCAGCATGTTTAGCATATTCAGTCAGACCATCGAGTTTACTACAATCCCGAATACCACATACATCTTTAAAGTATTCGTAGTAACTGAGCCAACCAGCCTCATGGCAACCGTAGATAAACTCGTCAAAAATATCTTTGTCGCTGAGACTACTATCCAACTTTTTAATCAATTCAATTGCAGCAGTTGGCGAAGCAGCAGCATAGAATTGAGTTGGTGCTGGAAGATTTGCCAACTCATATGCCTTAATCATTGCAGATTTAGCTGCTTCAAAGTTCATAGGCTCACAACTCATACCCACGTCAATCCACTTATCACGGTAAACATCCATCTGTGCAGCCTGTTCGGCAGTAAGTTTCTCAATCACAACAAATTCTCCATGAGTTTCATTATATAATCTTTTTAATCAGCAGCTCGACGAAAACCTTCTGCGGTATATTCACGCTGGCGACGAACTTCATACTTGCCAGGTGATACACGAAGAGTTTCGTGGGTATCAAAACTACGAAGGTGAACAATATCAGTGTCTTGCTTCACATCGAAGAACAGACGATAAAGGTCTTCGTCTTTGGTTTCTTTTGGTTTGAAGGCTTCAACACGATCCATTTCCATGACATGGTTATGACCAGTTTCAGAATGAGCGACAATATACTTGCCATTTTCACCTTCAAATGTTTCAACATCAGCAGGGATTTCATCAATCTTAAAAATGATAAAGTCACCCTGTGCAGCAATCTTAGTAAACGTTTTCATAGTGTTTAAGACCTTTGGTTTGTTTCATTTAATATACTTATATTACTACAACGATGGGAAAAGTCAACCATTTTTTCAATTAAAATTTGTTTTCTAACTGATTTCAGCATTTACTTGATCCCAGACTTGATTCAAGAGTTGACTATTTTTTGCCATTCACCCTTTTTCCACTTTGTTAGCCATTCGAATTGATAAGAGTCGAGACCTCGTTGTTTTGCTATTCTCAATAAATATTCGGCTTGTTCGGAAACACCGCACCTATACCCTTTAATGTATTCTCGATCTTCTTTCACTTTTTTGGAAAGACAATGTGTAGTTAAAAGTTGTTCCCCATCAAGAAATCCCAAATAAAATAAATCACCTTCTCTGGCCAGATCTTGTTTAGTTTTATTTTTCATAACAAACACCAAGATGGGGGGAGCCGAAGCTCCCCCGTTTTGACTAGGCTGCGTCAGCAAATTCGATTGCTTTCTGAAGAGCACCTTGCTTCTTCTTCTGGTTAGCACCGAACCAAGCAGACTGCATTCGAGTATCAGCGCCACGACCAAGAACGTGATCAGTCATATAAGTTACGCTGTTGAAAGCAGACCACCAAGAACCAGCACCAAACTCTGCACCAGGCTGAGTCTCAAGAATCTCAAGTGCTTGGTTAGCAGTCCGAGAGATTTCTTTTTTCTCCGCTTTCTGAGCAGAGGCTGGGAAGATGCCGTTGAAGTACTCAACAATCGAGTCGGCAGTGTAACGCTTGGAACCAAGGAAACGAGCAGCCTCTTTGTACGTTTCCAGCTTCTCTTTTGCAACACCAAGCGTTTCTTTGACCAGATCAGCATCAAACTCATGACGGTGATTTACCTTCACCATGCTATCAGACTGACGATCAAGAGCCATCGTGAGGGTGTTGTTACAAACCACACGGGTCGGAGTCATGCGAACATCAATGACTTGTCCGTACTTATGCGGATTGGAGAACAAAAGGAACTGCTCGATTGCATCACCCTTGAACACCTCGAAGGTATCATTAACCTTTGCAAGCGCCCATACACGACGACCATCTTCAAGCGAACCAGCGGTATGCATTTCCATATCGCCAGCAGCAACGAAGTCATTGAAGAACTCAAATGCTTCCGAGTTCTGAAGAGGATTCCAGTTATCACCGATAACATCAAGAAGAGCACCATCAGAAGAACGAACCAGAGCCTTCTTGCCTGGAGCAACAATCTGCTCACCATCGACTTCAAAGGTCAGGTCTTTCTTCTCAACGGTCCAGTCAAGACCAGCAGCCTCAAGCATTTGATCTGGAGTAAGATCAGCAGGAACTTTAGTACCAAGTCCGTGCCACGGAACATCGCCAGCATAAGCCATCTGCGCCTTACCGTTAACGATTTCAATCATATGTGCCATAATGTAAGTTTCCTTCAGTTGTTGTTTCAATCAATCAATATAATAACTATAACTTGTTTTTATAATAAAGTCAATAGTTATTTTTAAAAAATTAAGCACCAGTCCAACTGGCGCTATAAGTTTCGTCAAAGATGTTGCCACGAGCAAAGTTCCGAGCAGGAGCAGAGTAACTAGCGGCTTTCAGAATGTCACCAAAAGCGAACTTTGGATCATCGTGGGTGTTCACAATGAACGAGTGAACAGCGCCTTTCTGGACAACCTTGACATATTTGCTACCCATCTTGAATGACAGACTTTCTACGAAGTCGGCAATCATGCGTTCTTTCGTTTCAATCTTGCCAAACTTGCCACGATTCATCCATGCTGTGTAGTCAGTATAAATGTGGTCAAGATAACGACGAAGCGAGGTTTTGATTTCAGTGTTGCTCATTTGAGTCTCCGTTTGTTTTCTCATCATATATACATTATATAATTAAAATGAAATAATGTCAACCCCTAAAATCACTTTTTTTCAATAAAATTTATTTTATATGGAATGCCTTTGCCGAACCGCCATGTAGCGATATCAATAGCGATCCGTGGCGTAGGCGCACGGACCACCATTGTTTCATTTTGACGGTTGGCAAAGTCATATCCAATCGTGTACAGATCGTAGTCTTCAAACGTGTAGGCGCTCATTTAGATCGCCCCTTGAGAAGAGCATGAATCATTTTTGCTTCTTTGCCCTTGATGCGAGGGTCTTTTTTAATCGCCTTTTCAACAGCATCTTTATTGTATTTTGTCATTTCGCACCTCGGACCAGACGTTTAACATCGGACTCAGCATACTTACCAGTAGAAGTCCAAGTACGGAATGCGGTGCACTCAGTAATATTTGCTTCACAACTATCAGCAAGTGAGCAAGTATCGCAAGGCATTGCCATGTCGTTCAGCATCGTATCAGGCTGAAACTTCTGAACGGTTGCTTTGCGAAACTGAAACTCGGAATCATAACCAATCGAAAAATAATCACGGCTCATGTCAAACTCTCTTTCATTGTGTGTGTCTGTTTTCTCATCATATATAGAGTATATAACGTTTTAATAATAATGTCAACCCCTAAAATACATTATTTTAAAAAAAATTATATCTTGGATACTCATCTGAAACAAGGCGCTCAACGATTCCATTGATATGTTTACACTGGCTCCGAAAGCCAAATCCAGGGCAACTACATTCAAACCCATCATTGTGCATCTCTACATCGTAAGACTTACCCTTGCTGCCTTCAACTCCCCAGATATATCCGACAAAGATGTTATCTTTCGTGTTGATTTCTTTTGGCTTGAAAAACTGCTTACGATATTTCACGATCAACCTCAACGTTTTGAAGAATGAGTTTGCGCTCAACTTCACGGCGTTTCCGAGCATATTCTGCTTCTTTTGCCATGAAGCGAAGACGCAATTTACAGAGTTGCTCTTTCGTCATTTTATTTAATATACTCATTTTGAAGGGACAACTTTTACGGCATTCATAACCGCCGTATCAAACTTATCCATGGCTTGAACCATCGAGGTCAACTGGTCATGCAGATCATAAGAACCAGAGGTTGTCGTATCACGATCCAAAGCATTCAAGATATTGACCTTCTGGCGCAGTTGCTCCAGCATTCCAGCCATGTTACCCAACGTGTATTGCTTCATTTCATCGTTTGTCATTACGCTACCTCCTCAGATTCAAACTGAACGATGTCCATCAACTCTTTGACAAGTTCACGACCCTCGTCGGTGAATAGGATGCCCTGTTTCCAAACCCAGTGCTCAACAGATTGACTGTGGTAGAACGTCTCTGAGGACGTCATCCACCGAAGAGCATTGATACGGTTGCCGGCACCAGACTCGATCACCTTAGTGATCTGAGCTTTGAACTCTTCGAGAGCCTGAGCCTCAGCAGCCTGCTCGGCAGCAATCGATTCCACGATTGACCGCTCGATGTAGTCAGCCGTCTTACGAAGGTCTTCGATGCTCATGCTATCGAAGTCGTAGTGGCGACCTTTGACACCGAAAGCGGTTTTGTGACCCTCGTAGATATAGATGATAAGGTCTTCACGCTCTTCAGCTTCCGTGTAAACTTCGTCAAGAAAAAGTATTTCTGTATTGGTCATATCAATCTCTCTTTCATTTCTCATCATATATACATTATATAATTAAAAAGAAAATAAGTCAACCCATAAAATACATTATTTAAAAAAAAAGATTTGTTTGATATCAATGACTTAGAGAATGTTAGTCTTTTTTCTTGCCAATATTATATTTGGCTACGAGTTCCCACTCGTCTTTTTCCTTGAACGGAAGCACTTTAATTTGACTAATTGGAGAGATTGGATTCTCTGTCTGCGATTCAATCACAACTTCAATTAGGTCCCACTCTTTGAGTAGGTTTGTGATTGTATTGCGACGAGCCATGTCAGACTCAGAGAAATTGGAGGGTTTGCCATCAAGAGCGAATAACTCTTTGAAATGGACAATGTAGTATCGACCCTGCTTATGAAGAATATGACAAGACTGATACAGCGTCTTTTCTTTTTTAGATGCTACACCAATTCGTGTGAGGGTCTCTCGGACTTTGAGAAAGTCATCGGGATTGCGTAGTCGCACTTCCACAAGACTATTAATATCAAAACTCATTTTTTCAATCCACCTTTTTCAAGTTTCTTCTTAATATTGTTTATATCTTCGGCAGACAAAATATCCATGACGACTTTCGCTTTTTCATAACTATAGTCAAAATACTGGGCTATACATTCCAGGTCATCGTGATGTTCAGTCTTAGACCATTTAGCAAAACGTTTCTGTGGTCTAACAATATTTATAAAAAAAGAAAACTGAGACTTCTTATTTGCATGGTGATGAGCGTTCATTTCATTTGCGGCAAGAACGGTATCTTGAAAGTATGAAAACTGACGATTGGTCATGAATGGAACGTAACCCTTCTCGTCAAACTCACCTTTAGTCAGGTCTTTACCTGCATTGATTGCGTTGATATAATCATATGGATTGGACATTAATCGAACTCACAGTCTGACATAATCTCTGTAAGACAGGCTACAAGATTGACTTCTTGGTCAGCGACGAATGCTGACTTATAAGAGTAGTTTGCAATATGCAACACGAGTTGTGGTACAGACCGATCAACAATAAACTCTGACGCTGTATCATATAGTTTCCGATATAACACAGTTGGTTCAACATCAGAATTTGTACCAACCCACTTACGCATTTCTTTCCAGTTACGAGCTTTAAGAAAGTCAACAAGTTTCTTGTAATTATCTTCTGACATATTGACGAGAATGCCAGTATCAATAACACCAGAAGCAGAGTATCGTTGAAGTTCATTGAGAACTCGACGCCAATCTGGAAAGTGTTTCATGATCAGTTCAGCAACGACTTTTTTGTCAAACTCAATATTTTCAGTAGCAAGAATATTCTCAACACGCTTCATAAACTGCGAAGCAATCTCAGGTTTATCTTTACCACCAATCTTAAACTCAATCACAGAACACCGAGAATGAAGAGGCTCAATGATTCGGTTCTTGAAGTTACACGTCATAATGAAACCACAGTTCTTACTGAACTCTTCCATAAAGTTGCGAAGAGCAGGTTGAGTTGACTGTGGGTTGAGATAGTCTGCTTCGTCTAGGATGACGTACTTTCGTGCGCCTGTGAGGGACACAGTTGAAGCAAAGTTTTGAATCTCATTTCGTAGTGTATCGATGTTACCGTTCATCGAACCATTGATAACAATATAATCGAAGCCACATTCTTCCAGCATTGCTCTCGCAACAGTGGTTTTGCCAACGCCAGGTCCACCAGTCAATAGTAGATTTGGTACATAGTTTTTCTTGACAAACTCAGCAAACGTTTTCTTGAGGTCTGCTGGAAGAACGCAGTCTTCAATTTT